TTATTTTTTATATTGGAGGTCAGTTAATAGTTCCACGATCTAGGATAAAATTTCATTCACATAATTTCTATAAACACTTATATGAAAATATTTCTGATATTAGAAGTAATGGCTATTGTGCATGGACATTGGAGAGACTGTGGCCTTATATTTATGATGGAAAAACCAAATCATATTTAGATGATAACACCTGATTATATAAATTTTAAAATTCTGTTTCGCTCAGATGATAAAATAGGCTTTTTTATAAGCACCTGGATTCACAATAAATTATTATTTGAAAAGGTTTATCATCTACTAAGTCAACTTAAAGTCAGATACAAGAGGCTTTATGCGTTTATTATTCCGTGGTGGCACAAAGATGGCTTACAACATTATGAACTCCTAAGCAAGTTTTGTTGTACGACAATGCTTGCAAACTCAATGAATGATAATATCTTTTACAAGAAAAGTGGTTTAAACTCTATTTATTGCAATCAAAATTGTTGGCTTGATTCAAACACGTATTGTATAAATGATACAGAAAAAAAATATGATTTAGTAATAAATGCTAATAACTATCAATGGAAAAATCATAAACTATTAGCTAATATCAACAAAAAATACAAAACACTTTTTATAACATATAATACTACAGAAAATGATCTTAATCAATATAATCCTTGCAATATCTTTAACGAAGTAACAAATGATCATGTTGCAACCGGCTTAAATCAATCAAAGATAGGACTTGCTCTGTCGACAATAGAAGGATCATGTTATGCTTCTACTGAATATCTATTATGCGGTCTACCGGTAATAAGCACCAAGAGTGTGGGGGGGCGACATATTTGGTATAATGAAAATAATTCTATTATAATAGATAATAGTGAAAGTGAGCTTGAGGCTGCTATAAGAACTATGCTATCAAATATAGATAAATTCAACAGACAAATTATTAGAACAAAATGTATAGAACAGCAGAATAATTTTAGGAATATTTTTATAAAGTATGCGCAAAAGCTACTCCCAACCCTAGACATAAAAAATATTGTTAATTTGGAGTATTCCAATAAAATGCTATATCATACTAAAATTGAAAACCTCACATTAGACTATATAATGAATTATGAAATTTGTTCGACAGCTAAATAAAGACGATCTTCAGTATTTACAGAAAGCTGTAGCAAGCTATGAGAAATCTGATACACAGTCAAGATTAATTCGATTGTTAAATGAGGCCTGTAGGATAAGGGAGTTTAACGATAGATTTTGTACTCACTTAAGATCATTAACAACCAGGGTGAGAATATTAAAAAAAATTAATAATCTGCAAGAAGAGAGTGTATTGATGGGTGAAGCTGCTGGCACATATTATGATAAGCTAAAGAAAAATGAAATTTTTACCGATAAAGAATTATTACTTGTTTCACTTATCGAAAATTACTTTAGCGAAAAAAAAATACTTGAAATAGGCTGCGGTGTAGGTCAAGTTTCTATTTATTTAAAAATGCAGAATATAGATATTGAAGCATGTGACTTTACTCCTCACCGAGAGAGCTTAACAAAAAATATGTGTGAGCATTTCAATATAAATCTACCATTTTATAATATACCATTTCAAGAGCTTGATTTAAAAAAATATGATATGATTATAGCTGCAAATGTTAGAAGTCCTAGAAATAATTTTCTACATGATAAAACATTATTTGAATCGTTTTTAACTGATAAAAACAAATTTGTAATTTTAGACTGGACGGACTATTCTACTACGGAGCAGGATAAAGGGCCTCTACAGACTTTTAGTAATGATCAAATTAATAGAATATTAAATTATATAGAGACAAGAGGTGCTCAAAAGGAAACCTATGCAGCATTATGATAGCCGTATAAATGAGGCATGGACATACTTCGATAATCTAAACAAAGAGAAAAATACATCTTTTACAATTGAAGACTTTAAAGTAAAGTTAGAATATGAACTCACTTCTAACCCACGTGTTAAAGTCAGAACATCTCTAACCGCCGCATTAGACTATCTAACGATTTCAGAAAATCTTCCCTTAAATGCAATTGCAGGCTTTATACATAATGTACTATCTGAAGAATCACTATACAATAAGCCCCTAGTAGACTTTAAATTCAATAATAAGAGAAATTGTTGTATAGCTCCTTATTCCACATTAAACTTTGATACTTCAGGTAAAATACGAGTGTGTTGTTATAATAATTATTTTGTATTAGGAACGTATCCTCAGAGTACAATTCGCAAGGCTTGGTATAATCCTGAAAGACAGAAATTCATAGATATATTATCTAGGCCAATTTTTCCAAAGGGATGTGAGAAATGCAAATTACAAGCCGTTACAAACAATATCAATAATGCTCTTTTTACAAAGTTTAATGTGTATGAGTCCATAGTTTCTGATATGCCGGTTAATATGGAATTTGAATTTGGTAATATATGTAATTATGAATGTATAATGTGCGGTGGAAAATGGTCTTCATCTATTAGAAAAAATAGAGAAAAACTTCCTCCAATTATACCCCCTTACGATGAAAGATTTATAGAAGAGCTCGATGAATTTATCAATCATCTATCTATAGTAAATTTTCTTGGGGGAGAGCCATTTCTAACACCTCTATATTATAGAATATGGGACAAGATAATTAACAAGAAACCATCTATATCAATTTACGTAACAACTAACGGCTCTATTCTTTCTAATAAAGTTATTCATTATCTTACAAATAGTAATATGAAAATAGTTGTTTCCCTAGACTCATTAAAAAAGCATACTTATGAATTAATCAGAAAAAATAGTAATTTTGATATAGTTATAAAGAATATTAAGGAATTAATATCTATGCAAAAGCTATCTGCAATTGCATTTTGTCCGATGATACAAAACGTTGACGAGCTACCTGATGTAGCTAGATTTTGTATAAAAAATAATATTAGTCTCTATATTAATACTGTAACTAAACCGCTAGGCGGCAAGATAAAAGGTATACATGAAGGAGAGCAAAATAATACCAGCGTATGGACCGGTAATGATGATAGTATGGAACAAGTAAAAGTAGCTTCAGAAAATCTTATTCCAGAATTCTGTCTTCATAGTTTAAATGATGTACAGCTTGACAATATTGTTGCGATGCTTTCTAAGCATATTGCGTCTTTATCCGACAATATATCTATACAGAGTCAATATATAGATTTTGTAAATTCGATAATTGGTTATAAGTATAAAAAACCTAATAATGTATGAATATAGTCTCGGACAAGCCAATCAAGATAACATACACAATATGTGGTGATACAAAGCTACATACAGATTATCTATTAAAAGGAAGAAGTATTATTAATAATTATGACTATACAGAGGCAAATATAGATGTAAAGTCTATAGAATATACAGTAAACAAATACGAATTAAAATATTTTAAGAAAAAAGGAAAAATAATTAATATTGCAAACGCCAACTCAATATCGGAGTATTTTACCCTAGCACGAGCACTTAATGTCGATATTGAGAGTTTTTTAAGTAGAGATGAAAAAATACTTTCTGCAGCATATAGAAAAAAGCTTATTTCTTTTTTAAAAAATTCCTATTGTAAAAACAGGTTTAGTGAAGAAATAGAAAAAAACATTTTGTCAATTAAAGATACTTCAGTATTATTGCAATACCTACCGTTAGATACTTTTTATAGAGATAATAATATTTCTAAAAAATATTATTATATACATAATATTAGAGTTAAGCTTTACTATATATTATTCCCGAATCAACAAGAATTTATAGAGTTGTTCGACAAAGAATTTGCTTGGGTTACAGAGTGCTTAAAAACTTTTGAAATTCCTGAACTAAAGTTTTTTAAATTTAATCAAGAAAACGAGACAATAATGAAGCCTATGCGAAAATTATGGCACATCTTAATAGGCGAAACCTATGAGAGAGCTAAGCTTTTGCTTCATGAGGAGGAGACAAGCGCGTTAAAATTTAGCGATACAGAAACTCTTCAAGAAATTGAATTAATAAAAAAGGAACTAGACAAAACATTTAATGAATTAAATTTAGATACTTTTAAAACACCTAGAGCATTATTACATTTTTGGCCAGATATATTCGCCCCAGGTCCCTCTCTTTTATATCCATATTAAAATGAGTGTTTTTGATAGTGGTATAGATAACGTTAATAATTTCTTTAAAAATAAAAAAGATGCGCTTATAACTAGTACAACTATTGAGTTTGTTGATATGCTATTAAATTGGTATGAATCATTAAAACATGTTAGATTAGAAAAATTAGCGTTTGCAGTAGCGTTAGACAAAAAATCATACGATATACTTCAAGCAAATAGCATTCCAAGCGCGTTAATAGATTCTAATATCAACAATAAAACTGCCAGCCAGTGGATAGAAAACGCAAAAATTTTTAAACCTAAAGCTGTACTTTATATATACGAAAATTACCCCGTAAATCTGATACATTTAGATACAGATATAATATTTTTTAGAAATTTTATACCACGTCTAGCAGAAGAATCTTTAAACCATGATATGGTTATGGCATCAGATAGACGCTTTGATCCATTTACATATAAACGTAAAAAAGATCAAATTATAACTATAGATCATAATAAAAAAACAGTATCCGACTGGGGGCTTGCGGAACAAGCAAAATTTGGAAGAAAAAATGGTGCTGTCATGTACTTACCAAATAGCACCAAAGATAAAGTACTAAATTACCTTAAAAAAAATACTAGCGAAGAAATGTATAGTAAATATCCAAGAGGTGTCCAGGGGGGTAGTCTTCAAACAATATCCAATGATAGAGATTTGTTAGAGCAGTCTAAAATAGATATAAATATTTTATCTGTATATGAATTTCCTAATGGAAGCCTGTGGAAGATACCATACTTAAGAGAACATATTAAAGATAGCTGCTATCTTGTGCATTATAATTTTCATTCTCATGCAGATCCAAAGAAAAGATTGATAGAAAAAATTGACGCAATGAAACAATATGGACATTGGTATTTATAGATTTTTAGTATAAGTATTCTATAATTTTAATATGCGGTCTATAAGAGAGCATTTAGTCGAAAGTAGTATGTCTTATACATATCACTGTAAGCATGGCTTAATAAACGGTACTAGACTGCTTCTAGGTGCTATAGCGAGCTATATTCATAGCTTTTTTCCACAATTGTTCCCTAGATATAGTATAATGACAGTTATAAAGCTTTATCATGAGATAAAAAAACATCATCATATTCAAAAAATAGAAAAAAAATGGTTAGAAATGACAGATGTTAAAGGTTAAGAACATTACTGTAGTTGGAATGGGAAGTGCGGGCTGGATTACTCTTACATATCTATCTAGTGTCTTCAAAGATATTCATTTTAATATTATAGGAAGTGAAAAAATACCTATAATAGGTGTAGGTGAAGGTACAACACCTAATCTTACCGAACTTCTTAGATTATGTAATGTTGATGAACTTGATTTTATTCGTAGGACTAACGGTACATTAAAATATGGGGTTAATTTCGAAAACTGGTCATGTGACCAGTCTAACTGGTTTCATTTATTTGGAGAGACTACTTATATAAACTCTAACATTTTAAATAATAATAGATACCCAGATACAGATATAAAGCATATAGAACTACTAGATAGAGTAAATTTCAATGAAGAGCAATACTACGCTAGGTCTACAGAATTATATGCACTACTTAAAAATAACAAATCACCCTATTCTCTAACCGGTAGTAAGCTCAATATTTCACATCCCGGTTATGCATATCATACAGAAGCGGAATTAATAATCAATGCTTTTAAGCATATATGTAAATCGCGATCAAACATTACATTTATAAACAAAGCTATAGTAGATACTACACTAAACTCTGATGGATACCTAAAATCTGTAACCCTAGATAATGGTGAAAAAATTACTAGTGATTTGTTTATTGATTGCTCTGGTTTTCATAAAATTCTAATCAATAAGTTTGCAAACTTTAAGCCATATAATGAATTATTGTGTGATAGTGCAGTAGCAGGACGGGTTTTCTATGAAAACGACGAGGAGCAGTTGAGAGTACCATACACAACATCAACAGCCTACAAGGATGGATGGGTATGGGTGATACCTTTATATAATAAAATTGGCAGCGGCTTTGTTTACAGTTCTAAGCACACTACCGTTGAACAAGCAAAGCAGACCTTAGCAGAATACTGGCAAAAAAAAGGAAAAAAGGTTAATATTCTTCGGGAATTAAAGTTTACTAGCGGTAAAAATACAAATCAATGTTATAAAAATATAATTTCTATAGGTCTTAGCTCTGGATTTGTTGAACCACTCGAGGCTAACAGCATATCTTTAACAGTACTCGGAAATTTTTTAATAAAAATGCTTTTAGATAAAAAAGGAGAATGGAGCGATAGTGCTCAAAAAGTTTATAACAGAATTATGAATAGAGAATTTGACTACGTTAGAGATTTTATCTATTCCCACTACTGTTTAGCTAATAAAGATGATACATCGTTCTGGAAGGAATTTAAGAAGAATTATAATAATAATGTTACTTTTTGCAAACGTAGAGTAGCGAGCTTATTAACCAAGCCGTTGCTTAAGAAGTACGAATCTCAATTTGTTGCATGGAACTGGGTGACAATGTTAAGAGGGAGCAACATTTATACAGGAAGCATTCCCGCTGATTTTATCGATGATAATATATACAAAGAATGGAATGATAAAATCGTTTCCAAGGCAAAAGAATACAACACGTTCTTGAACGAAGCATTCAATGAAGTTACAATTTAAATCTATAGACTTAAAAAATACTAATCATGTTGATTACACATATAGCTTACTAAAACAAAGGTATATGTTTTCTAATGCCGTTGTTCTACCTGGTGACCTACCTTCATACAAAGAACATAAAAAAAACTTAAAAACGGCGTTTTACGATGTTAGTATAGTTTACTACAAAAATATTCCCCTAGGAATAGTGGGACACAACAAAAACGGCTCCATTACTCATAATTACGATTTTGCAACATTAAGAAAATGCTTAAAACAAATAAAAAGAAAGAGTTTTGAACTCGGGTTTTCGATGCTGTGTCAATATATAAAACTGAGAAAACTAACTAAGTTTTATGTGAGAATAAATCCTAATAACAAACGCGCTCTAGAGGGATTTTTATATATGTTTAAAACATTAAAGACGGGTAAACTTCATATAGATAACATACAACTTAATTTATTATATGAATAATGATTTCACCTTAGTAGATAAGTTAGAGCAAAGGATAGCTACGTATACAGGTTCTCCTTACGCAATTGCTGTTGATAACTGTACAAATGCTATTTTTTTATATTGCAAATATTTAAAAGTAACAAAAGTAACCATACCCAGCAAAACATATCTTTCTGTTCCACAGTCTATAATAAATGCAGGCGGGGAGGTAATATTTGATAGTATACGAAATGACTGGTCAGGTATTTATCAGTTAGTTCCATATCCTATATATGACAATGCAAAACACTGATCCTTTTACTGTAGTAGAGCAGTTTGAGCGCGCTGTGGCGTTATACGCCGGTTCAAAATATGCTGTGGCAGTCGATTCATGCAGTAATGCATTATTCTTGTGCTTGAAGTATATTAATAAACCTGAATTAACCATTACAATACCTAAAAAAACTTATATATCCGTTCCATGTTCTGTTATACATGCTGGTTATAAAGTAAGGTTAGAAGAATTAGTATGGACCGGTTTATATCAATTAAAGCCTTTACCTGTATATGATGGAGCGACCCGTTTTACAAAAAACATGTATTTTGGAGGATTACATTGCCTATCTTTCCATGCAAAAAAGCATTTAAAAATAGGAAGGGGGGGTATGATTTTGACAGATGATGAGAACGCTGTAAAGTGGTTAAAGCTAGCAAGATTTAACGGACGAGATCAAACTCCCTATAATAACTGTAACTTTAATATGATAGGGTGGAATTTTTATATGACAAATATAGATGCGGCAAGAGGTTTATGGCTTTTAGATAGTATGCCCGACTATAATGATGACATTTGTAATGAATACCCAGATCTTTCGAAATATAATATTGAAAATGCTAGGAGTGGGGATAAATTAATTAAGTATGACTGAATACTTATCTAAGATGACTATTAATAGTCGTCCAATTGAAGTTCGAGTTTCGGCAGATAACATTGCTTCTGGGGATGATGTGATTCTTTTCAATAGAGACAAACCCCCTAGTTACGAATCAGACTGGTCTGACGTAGGTTATACTGTACAAGAATTTTTAACCCCTCAGGAAAATGAATTAATTCGAGAGGCATCCAGAGTTGGGTTAATAACCACGATGGGGGAACTAAATATTCCTACAGATGGGTTTACTCTAGAAACCTATCACAAGTTTGTAACAGACGAAACACATTTACAGGTGGTGGAACAAATTAGAGCTGGTGGCGACGGTACCGGTGGGATACCGCTTGATAAACTACCAGTTTCATTGGAGAGAATTGAGCAACATATAAGTGAAATATGTAAATGTTCTGTAGTAGGTAGAAAAGTTTTTGATATAGGCGATGGCAAGACTTTTGAAACAAAATGTTTTTGGGTTAGAATAGTGAGACCTCAAAAGTTTAGCGATAATAATCCCCCTCACCGTGATAATCATTTAGAGCGTGGTGGTTCAGAAGGGAAGAAAGCTGTTAATATTTATTACCCCTTAGCCGGTAGTAATGAAAATTCGTCTCTCCCAGTAATACCAAAAAGCCATCTATGGTCAGAAAAAGATATAACAAGAACTTACGGAAATGTTCATGTTAATGGTGTAAAATTTACAAATCCAGCTATTGTTAGCTCGGTTCATGGATTAAATCTTATTACCCCTAACCCAAAGTTGAATCAAGCTATGGTTTTCACACCGTACTTAATTCATGGCGGTGGCTTTAATTTCAATACAGATAGTACTCGAATTTCTTTGGAAATGCGCTTTTGGCGGGCGTAATATGCAGCTTGCCTCTCTTGCGGCAACTCTTTTAGAGCGTGGCGTAATAATTAAGCTGTATTATTCGGACGGATTAATACAAAAATTTATTACTATATGCAGCAATAAGCATGCAAATTTATTTGGTATTGAGCAATGCGAAGGAGATTATATTGATATTATATTAGGAACTTCAGTAGATATAAACCAGTATAATCTTGAAATGCTAGAATATCAATTACTTCCCCCAGGAGTATATATAGAAGACTTAACAAAAAATGTAGGTCTTACTCTAAGATATGGTCAAGACTTTCTCTTACAAGATGAATCCTATGTTGAAAAAATAGCAAACTTTATAAAGCTGCAAAAAGCGCAGTACATTTCTTATTTACTAGAAATACTTGAACCATGTCAGAATGTTAATCAAGAGTTACTTAAATCAAGCTATACAATAAGATTTCACAAAAAAGCGTCAATTGACCTTACCACGGAAACCATTGTTAGTAAAATTAAAAAAGATGCAATTGAAAAATATTTTATTGCTCGTTATAACAAAGAATATATTTTACCAGGATTAAAGCAAATAGGTGCTACAAATGATATTCTAAACACTGATGATAGTCAGATCATAGATGCAGTTAAAAATTTGTGGTATTATGAGATAGATAAGCAAAAACAAAATGCATTAATCTATATAGACCAAACCTTACAGGATTTAATAGCCAATAGTAAAAATTTAGCTGAGGAAGAAAGACAGGAATACATTTTACAAAGCGCTGAATATAGAAAGGCTATTGTAGATATTAATGAAAAGATATTTGACAACTGTAAGAATATAAGAGATATTTTAAGTACTTGGCCAGAAATTCTTTACCCCTTACCGTGGTTTGCATATGGAAATTAATTTTTTATGGATAGGTAGCAGCATTGGCAAGCTTGAACAGCTAACCTTAAAATCTTTTCTAGACCATCAACATATCCCTGTCTTGTGGTTATATGATAAAAATTGTCTGAATATACCTGAGGGCACTATAAAGAGAGATGCAAATGAAATTCTGCCTGAAGCAAGAATATTCGCTTATAAAGGTAATGGGGATTGTAGAGCTGGTAGCTATGGAGGGTTCTCTGATCTTTTTAGATATTATTTGTTGAAAAACATAGGCGGATGGTATAGTGATATGGATGTAACATGCTTGGAATCTTTTACACCATTAAACAATCAAGAATATGTTATTCGACCTCATAATAAAGTAGAAATTGTAGGTAATATTATCAAAACACCTAAAAATGCTCCGTTTCTAGATGAATGCATACTTCTAACTGAAAAGTTTATAGATCAAGATAATAATAGATGGGTAAAGCCTGTAGAAATACTCCGTGATTGTATAAAGAAGTTTTCTTTAGAAAAATATCTGGCACCTATTAAATGGTTTGGTAATGATAATATCGAGGATATTAGACAAATGTTGAATATCGGTATATTTTTAAAGAAAGAGATATTACCAGAGTACGCATTACATTGGTGTAATGAAGCTATATCAACCGGTCAGTGGGATTATTCCATAAAAAGAAATTTTAACAATCCCATTCCAACTACATTATACTATAATCTACTTAAAAAACATAAATTACTATGAAATTGGCGTATACAACCACTCTTTCAAATGATGCAGTTTTTGGCTTTATAATTACTCTTTACTCTTTAATTCACTCTATAAAGAATTTCAATAGAGATGTGATTATTTTATATTGGGATGAAATTTCCTTAGATAATAAAAATAGAATAAGCAAAATTTATAAAAATATAATTTATAAGAAAGTGAGTTTAAATGACTATATTTTGAATAATTTTGATACAAAATATAGATTATGGGAATATAATTGTGCATACAGGTTTGACCTTTTTCTCATTAAAGGATATGAAAAGATTGTTTATTTTGATTCTGATATTATCTTTCAAAACAATATAGAAAACTTTATTAGCCCGGATATAGAATTTGGAGCTGCCAGGCGTACGCATATTAATCAAATTGAAGGACGCAAGGGCTTCAATGCTGGCTTAATGGTATTAGATGAAAAATATCTGCTAGAAGATACAAAAACAAAGCTGTTAAAAATTTATAACAGTCAACCTCCATTAGATAAAAATGTTCTTTCTAGAAAATGGGTAGGTAACGAACCTATATTCAACACATACTTTTTAGACAAAAAAATAGCCTGGCTTCCAAAACAAATTAATTGTTGTACAGATGAGATTACGCCAGATGTTGATATTAACGTTACTAATCTTCATTTTATAGGTAGCAAGAAGCCGTGGCAATCCAATAAATTAAAAGAACAGTTTGATAGTCATATAGTTGACTCGTTTATAAAGAATAACGGTAAGTTTTTATACAATATTAAGTTAAGAAAGCTTAGAGACAGATTTTTATACTATCAAAAAAAATGTAACGAGATTTTATCTTGATAAACATGATATTACACATACAATAAAATATGGAAAAGGTTGTAGTAATAGTACCTCATGGTGATGATGAGGCAATAGGATTTGCTGGTGCTATTCAAAAGCATGTGCAGGCCGGTGATGATGTAACGGTAGTATTTGAACGAGGCGCAGCCCCTAATGACTTGAGATCAGAACGACAGATTGAATGTACGCAAATTGCTAAAAGTATTTTAAAATATCACGGTATAAGATACCTGCATATACCTGAGTTAACTATCTCAGATAATCCGCTCATTCTCTTCCGAGCTCTTGAATCTGCATTATACGATTTAAAACCTTCAATTGTTTATACAACATTCTGGGGTGATAATCATCAAGATCATCAGATAACTTATGAGTGTGTTTCAAGACTAGTACGGGTTTGGGGAGGGTTGAAGGTTAGAAAATTTTTTGTTGGAGAAATAGCAAGCTCTACAGATCAATCTATAAAAATACCGCATAATATGTTCGTTCCAAATCATTATATTAAATTGACAGCGGAGGAATTTAATATTAAAGTTAAATCACTGCTTTGTTATGATGGCGAGCTTATGGTTGAGCCTCACCCAAGATCTGCGAAAGGATTAGAGACATTAGCTAGATTTAGAGGAATGGAGTGTGATTCAGAGTTTGCAGAGGCATTTGTGTGCTTGAGGAACATAATATAGCATATTCATCGAAGATTTGCTTTAATGTATTTGAAGTAGACTGTACGTTTAATGAGGTTTTTTCTAGTTCTTCGAGCACAAACGGCTCAAAGCATTTACTTGCATCACTAGAGTGCCAAGGCTTAATAAAACCATGATATTGTATTATACAGGCTTCTTTAAGATTTTTCTCCGTAGCAATAGAGCTAACAACATTAAACTTCTGTGGTAAATAATCTACTGTATTTTCAAAACACACATTAAAAACTGGTTGATCGCTAGACCAACTCCTACTGGATGCAATTCTTATTAATTTATCTTTATAATAAGGTCTTAATATTTTTTTAGAAATAGACATTAATCCGCAATTAAATCTTTTTCTATCTCTTATTCTGGGATCGTCGGGGCCTATCTCCGGTATACCTAAATGTTTCTCGCATGATGCAAAATCATAGTTGTAAGTTAAAAGCTCACTAATATCTTTTAACACCACCATATCAGAATCCATTATTATTATTCTTTCGTATCCTAGATGTCCCATTTCGAAAACATCAAATCTATAAAATAAGTTATATCCCCATACTTGTGTAGTTGGCATGCAGCCCGTATAATCATTTCTCTTAGCATCAATTTTAACTATTCTTGGATAAATATTTTTTAGTAAACTTAAATTCATATCAGATAAATCACCATCGGAAAGAAGTAAAATATCACTATTAAACCAGGGATTAGTTCTCAAAATACTTAAAAGAAACACTTGCATACTGAGGATAAACTTATCGTTCAATGCAAACATTAATGCCATATTCATATTAAAATTTAATCTAAATTATTGATTAATCAAAATATAATACTAATATTAACCTATGGACATATCTACAATTTTACAGTTTTTTGATCTGAGTCGGCCTTGTCCAGATAATATAAAAGACTGTAATATCCTGAGAGACGAATATATACGCGAGGTAAACAGTTTCTCTACACAGTGTAAGGAGTGTGATCGTTTAAAAATTAGAGATAGGTATATTGAAAGAATTAAATTATGAGAATATTGATAATAGGCCATGGATATGTAGGCAAAGCAATTAGCTCTATTTTTAGTAAAACGGAGAAAGATATTATTGATCCAAAATATAATAAACTTACCATAAAAGATGTTTCAACAAGAAAGTATGATTTAGTATTTGTGTGTGTAGATACTCCGCGTGGAAATAAATTCAAAACGCTTAATAGTGTATTAAATGAACTTAATGTATTAATGAGTAAAAATACTGTAGTATGCTGTAAGTCTACTGCCCCACCTTATTTTTATGGAAATGCAGAAAAGCGCTATAGCAATATCAATATTGTATATAGCCCGGAGTATCTTTCACATCATTCTAATATTAAGGATTTTCAATCACAAACGTTTCTTATACTTGGAGGGAAATTAAATGGATGTAAAAAAATAGCTTGTATACTAAAGTCAAAAATTAAATCTCTCAACATAATAAAATATACCGATATTAAAACCGCTGCATTAATTAAGTATGCAGAAAATGCATTTCTGGCCTATAAAATAACTTTTTTTAATGAATTGTTCGATATACATAAAAAACTCAATCTTAAATCTTCATTTAATAATATAATAGAGCTCATGACATTAGATTATCGTATTGGTAGCTCCCACACACAAGTACCTGGCCGTGATGGGCTAAGAGGCTGGGGCGGTCACTGCTTTGAGAAGGATAATATGGAATTTCAAGCTTTTACTGGGAGCAAGCTTATAAAATTTATGAGAAAAATAAATAAACTACACAGATTAAAATGATAGAATTTTATCTCTCAGCTCTTGGGGTAACACTTACTCTTTTACTGATTTGGTTTTACAGTCCATTTAGAACGAGTATTGGACGCTTATTTTTTAGTAAAAGTATTTCGTCTAATGAGGATTTTGAAACAGCACTTTTATATAAGAGTCCTTTTTTGGGTAAATTACTAGGGTGCTTTATATGCAGTTCTTTCTGGTGTTCTTTGTCAATCGGTACTTTGTTTTGGCTATTTTTTAGCCTTCCAAATTATTTTATTCCTTTATGTTGGTTTACCTTTCCAAGTATTGCCTATTTATATAAGTCTATTATCGATAAGAATAAATAATATGTATGGCAAATTATTGGCAGCCAAAAATAGACAAGTGGTTAGAGAATGTTAATTTAAATAACACCCCCTCCTTTCCTACTAGCTATCAGTATGCCCCTTCACAAGATGAGGAAAGCGCAAAGACTTTTGTAACAGGGCATGGTAAATTAACGTTAAAAGAGCTTAAGTCAAGAATCAATGACATTATAAATGATATAGCCTCGCTCACCAATTCCAACGATTTGGAAAGTGTGGAAAAAATTCAATATACATTATTCTCGTCTTCGGATCTTAGTAATTTATTAAAACAATATATTAATGCGCTTAGAAATTTAAGGGCCGGAAGTGGCTCTTAATGAATTCTGGTAAAGTTAAGACCAAAATTACAGCCGATTTTATTCTCGATATTTACGATAGAAGTAAAAAGACAAAGGGTAAAGCTGCAGAAGAATTATTACAAACGGCTAAAACTCTTTGTAAGCATTTAAATGAATGGTTAGTAGTAAGTGACAGTATTCTTAAAAAGAAAAGTTGATTTCTAGTAAATTATTTTAAAATTAAGGATGGATAAACTATTCTTAAGCTGGCAGGATATTACCAATCAATTAATCAATATTCATAATAAAACTAAGCAATTTGATAGCAACGCCGCAATCATTGGACTATCCAGGGGAGGTTTAATACCTGCCGTTATTTTATCACATTTAAAGAATATTAATACTTTTTATTGTTGTGGTGTAAGAAGTTATTCAGAGCATAACAAAAGCTCTGAGGTAATGTTTCAATACCCTGATAAAGAAGTTATTAAAAATAAAGACGTTGTCTATATTGTTGATGATATATGTGATACGGGCGGCACATTAAAGTTTATGGAAAATTATTTGTTGCCTATTCAAATAATTTCGATTACACTTATATATCGATCAAATGAAATATATAGACCAAATTATTTTGGCTCTGAACTCTTGGACAACCGTTGGGTTGTTTTTCCGTGGGAGGAGACTAAATAATACACTTAATTGTAATATAGTTTTTCTGCGGCCTTCTTGTCGCTAAACCAATTTATGAAAACAAACAATAAACTACACAAGCTAGGAACACTCATTACCATGCTATTTTTAACTACAGCTACCTTTTGCTATACTGATTATGAAGAAAGAAAATTAGATGTTAAAGATTTAAGGGCAGATTTAAAAGTAGCTTCTCCGGTTGTAGAGAAATCTATTGCCAAGCAAATAGTAGTTAAATCAGATGGAATAAAGTATAAGGATGAATTTATTCCTAAAACTAATAATAGTGGGTTCAAGGTTATTACAGTAAGATTAACGGTATATTGGGCAAAAGGCGGTAGTACTGACGGTGATAGTGCTAGGTTTAAGAGCTCTACTGGTTATACCCTAAAACAGGGTGAATCGATCGCGGTAGATCCAAAAATTATACCCTATAATAGAGAGGTTATTATACCTAATATTGGATTAGTAAAGGCTGTTGATACCGGTACTGCTGTAAGAGAGAAACGCGCATCAAGTGGTAAACTACCTGTTATAGATGTATTCTTTGTTAACAAGAAAGATGCAATGCAGTTTGCCAATAACTATCCTAAAGTTGTTAAGGTTGCAGTTTTGAACTAAATAATAGGTGAAGTTTGATATTTTAGTAAATTCACTACTTGAACAAACAAGACAGCTTTCTCCTTTTGATATAGAGGTTCTAGCCTCTCTTTTAGTTAAAGAGGCAGGTGGAGAGCGTGATTATATTGCAGGTATGGCTGCAGTTATGAATACTATTGCGGCTAGAGCTAAAAAGAACCCATCAAATTATATGGGAGTTGCATTAAAACCAAAGCAATTTAGTGCTTTTAATAATGTTAAAAATCAACAGGACTTGGTTAATATTGTAACTCAAGCCAAAAAACATCCTAACTTCAATGCTGCAAGAGACATGGTAATATCAGCAGCTGTTGGTACCTTACCTAATTTAATAGGTCCTGCAACACATTATCACGTTACTCAAGGTCCTAGTACAGTAAAGCCGTCCTGGACTAATCCCCAATTTGGTGGTAAGAACCCTTCTGCTACCCCAACAACCACAGTTGGAAGTCACACTTTCTTTTCTGGGGTTCGCTGATTTTTCTTCTTATTTACTTTTATTAATAATAAAGACTCTTTACCTGGGGCAATACCCTGGGGACCTGCACCTCTAAACCCCGTCGGAATTGTGCCTCTTACATTTATATTAGGTCCTGTACCTTGCCCGGGTCTAGAAAAGCTACCATCCGCCAGACCTTCATATATAGCGTCTATTGTCCTATTAAACTTACTCATTATGTTTTAATAATCTTATGCACTATAGCAGATGGCTGTATATTATTATGAGCCTGGCTACCGCCAGTTGCTCCTGTATTGGAAAATCTCGTATAGTCTTCAGGCCCAGATGTTTGATTTTGTTCTGGCCCAGTCCCTCTGGCCGTCGGCCAGAATGCACCACCCGTATGGGTATGACTAGGAATCTGAGCTTCGGTTAACGTATGAGTTTCAGCGCCTCCTATACTACCAATACTGCTTCCAATTGTTGATGTGGGAGTACCGCCACTCCCTACTGTTACTCTGCGTCTTAGATCTGGTAGATTAAATGTAGTTGTTCCATTACCTGCACCCCATGTTGTACCGATGACACCAAACAAAGTACTGTATGTAGTTCTACTCACCGCGCTTCCATCGCAAAGCAAATAACCAGCTGGGGGTGTATTACCGGCAAAATCTAATACAGCTCCAGGTGGCACACTATTAACCTGTGGGGTAACATAAGGAGCTAATACTGAAGCTAAAGTAGTAATTGGAATGTCTGTTGGTGAACCAGCTGTGTTTAATCTGCCTTTAACCGTATTAGCAACCACGTTGGCAAGCTTTGCGTTACTAACACCCGCATCAGTTATGGATAAGCTATTACCGAGAAACGTGAGTTCTGTACTCGGGTCAGCAATCCTTAAAATTGTATTGCCTGTAATTCTCTCTAATCCCCTACCTATCATACCGCTTGTTAAATATGTAGCGTTCAGACCGCCCTGTTTTACGCTAAAAATACCACCATTTTCTACTGTAGTTGTATTATCAGGTCCAAAAGAAGCTGCATACTTAACGTAGCTAGCTACCAACCCAGGATCGGTACCTGTTAAGCTCCAGACACAGTTCGACACCGTATCAAAAATAATATCACCAGGTTGTCCCCTGTAATTAATTTGCGTAGCATTTAAATTTGTTGAAGTTGAACCAAACGTTGCTATTCCCAGATTACGCATTCCCACCGGTACCCCGCCAAATGTTGTTCCGTCGCCAATAAACAATCTCTTAGAATCAGTTGTATAACCTGGTTCTCCTTGAAGCAGGACTAGGTTAGATTTTTCCGTATAAAGGCCTCTTCTAAAGACTATTCTTGTAATTGGGTCGGGCATATGCTTATATATTTATTGTAATTGATTTATTTAGAAGTGCTTTTATAATATCAATCAATGAAAGGTCTACGCGTGAACTGTATTATAACTAATGAAGAGAAGTATTTCAATAGCACCGTTTTAAGAAACAAATTAAATAAATTTGGCTCGGAAGATAATTTTAGGAGATTTTATGTTTCTAAACCAGCAGCCAAATTGTTGAAATCTGGCCTGACAATAGATCAGGTCAGACAAAGACTTAATAGCAATTATTCGAAGCAAGTTGATATAGAGATTCTATATAAACTAAAACTTCTGAAAACTAGTAAAAAAAGAAAGGAGCAAGTTTCATCTGAAGAGGCTAAGCAGGTAAGAGAGCAAACCGAGATTAATGAAAGAGAGTGGTATAATCGTCGGGAGAAAATGAAAACATGCTTTCAGACATGGGTAGAAGAGATGACCGGCGGGCCTAATCAGTGTCAGGTACCATACGGCGGTACATGCATAAGACCTGATATCTATTATGATAACGAGGGTAGTAGAGATGGTAGATGCAAGACATGTCCCTATCACGAGTTTTGTTTATGTAGCGGTAAGGATGTTAGATGAAAACAAGAAAGTTGAAATGCATTATTACTGGTCGTGTGCTTGCAGCATCGATAGAGTACTACACAAAAAAACTTGAAAAAGCAGGTTCAGAAGAAGAACTACATAAAACATATGTATGCAAAGAGGCTAAGGCTCTTCTCTCAAAAGGATTTACTGTAGAACAGATAAAACAACAGTTAGGTTCAAATGATGAAAATAAAGAGATTCCGGAGAGTGTATTAAAAGAAATTACTACTAATGAATTTGGACTAAAGAAAAACACTATGTTCACAGGTATTTCATCTTTTACCCATATAGAAACCGATCCAGAGGTCAAAGCTTTTATAAATAAGATATATGAGCAATGATAAGCTTTATACGGTTATAAGCGATGGTACTGTATTAAAGTGTATTGATGCCAATACCGGTACTCAATTTAATACTTATAGATTGAACGGGACACTAGTTTCGGGACCGGTTGTAACAGGTGATCGAGTTACTATAGTAGTAAGAAAATCTAATTCAAATTTTGGACAAGTTCTCAAGCTTCCTTCGTTCATGCTTACATCTACTTTTCGAGGATAATCTCTTGAATTCTACCATACTAATGTTATCATTTGTATATGATAGATTATACGTTAGCTGAGGTAGATACCTCTCTTGACTACCCCGCGTTACCGGTAGATTTTTCAGATAGTTTTTTCTCTGGGTTTATTGTAAAAAATCGCTATGATGAAGAGAGATATAAAATTAATAATAGCTTTGAGCCGGTGCGCTTTACTTTCCCCACAAATAATGGAGCTTATAAACTATACGGCAGGCTTAAGCAAGCCTCGCCTAATCATAAATTAATTTCTAGTTTAAATTCAAGAGATACTATTAGTGTATGTGAATATAGTACTTTATTAAATAGCTGCGGTCTCTCTTGTTTGACTTGTTTCTTGCATTTTTCCCCTGGTCTCTATCCAGTTGATGATACTTTTATGAGTCATTTCTTTCCCGAGATAAATGAAGCGTTTATCGATAGAAAAAATAACATTCCGGTTTTTCAGCGTATGGGGAATATTTATCTCTTTGCGCTTATTAATCACAACAAAAAATAAAAAAAAGTTTTTTCTTACAAAGAAGAATTCTTTTATGATAAATATAAAATAATTTTGCGCTATGAGTAATCAAGTTCATGTTAATAAAAGAAATGGCAATGCAGAGAAATTTAATATAGATAAAATACATAAAGTTATAAAATGGGCCATTGAGGGTTTAGACGGGGTTAATCTTTCAGATATTGAGATAAATGCCAAAGTTAATATTACAGATAATATTTCTACAAAGGAGATACATCAAAGTCTTATTGAAGCAGCAGCTAATTTAATTTCTGTTGATGCTCCCAATTATCAATATGTTGCAGGCCGTTTGTTGAATTATCAGCTAAGAAAAGATGTATGGGGCGGAAAGCATGCTCCGAGACTAGTAGATACAATATATAGTGGTATAAGACGTAAGATATATGATTCAATTATAATAGAAAAATACAGTGAAGATGAAATTAATAAAATGGGAGAGTTTATAGATCATGATAGAGACTTTCTTTTCACTTATGCCGGCATCAAACAGCTCTGTGATAAGTATTTAGTTAAAAATAGAATTACCGGGACAATTTACGAAACGCCTCAGTTTGTTTATATTTTAATAGCTGCTTATGCGTTTGTAAATTACCCTGCAGAAACTAGGCTTAACTATGTAAAAAAGTTTTATGACGCAATTTCCAAGCATAAAATTAATCTTCCCACCCCTATAATGGCGGGGGTACGTACCCTATCCCGCGGCTATGCGAGTTGTTGCTTAATTGGAGTTGACGATACAAAAGAATCCATTACTGCATCTGGAACAGCTGTCTCACTAGCTACAGCTAGTAGATGTGGAATTGGTATCGATATATCTCGTATACGTGCTATGGGATCACCTGTTAATGAAGGTACAGTAGTGCATACTGGTGTAATTCCTTTTTTGAAGATATTTGAAGCTTCTGTAAAAGCGTGGCAACAGAACTCTATTCGTGGTGGCTCTGCAACAGTTAATATACAGTGGTGGCATTATGAAATTGAGGATATAGTTGTTCTCAAGAATAACGCTGGTACCGATGATAATAGAGTCAGAAAGCTAGATTATACAGTTGGCTTATCCAAGCTTTTTTATGATAGAGTAATTAAAAATGAAGCTATCACTCTTTTCTCTCCTCATGAAGTACCTCAGTTATGGAGCGCTTGGGGAACACCAAATTTTGATAAAATATATGCAGAGTGTGAGGCTGATAAGAAAATTAAATTTAAAAAGAAGATATCAGCAAGAAAACTATTTTCTTTAATTATTAAAGAACGTGTTGAAACAGGAAGAATTTACATTCTTAATGTAGATACTGCTAATGAGCACGGAGCTTGGTTAGACCAGGTTACAATGTCTAATCTTTGTACCGAGATTATACATCCCTATATTCCTTTAAAAGATTATCACGACCCAGAAGCAGAAATTGGTATGTGTATTCTCTCTGCGGTAAATATGCTAGAAATAAAGAGCTGGACAGAGCTAGAGAAAGTTTGTGAGTTAATTGTACGCTTTTTAGATGAAATAATAGATGTACAGGATTATTTTAATAAAGCTGCAGAGAATTTTGCTAAAAAAAGAAGAAGTCTTGGTATTGGAATTACTAATTTAGCCGCTTTCTTAGCTAAGAACGAAGTAAAGTATTCGTCATTAAAGGCATTACCTATTCTAGATGAATGGATGGAGCATTTTCAATACTATCTTCTCAAAGCAAGTATGACTTTGGCAAAGGAAAAAGGTAAATGTGAGAAATTTGATAAAACAAAATATTCCAAAGGCATTCTTCCTATCGATACATATAAAAAGAAATTACACGACATAGTAAGGAGAAAACTCTCTTTAGACTGGGAAAGTCTTAGGAAGGAGATACAAATAAATGGTCTTAGACACAGTACTTTATCCGCTATTATGCCTTGTGAGTCCAGTTCTGTTATTCAGAGCTCCACTAATGGTGTAGAGCCAATAAGATCATTAATTACATATAAGATGTCTAAGATGGGGAAGCTACCAGTGCTAGTACCTGGTATTGGTAAATATGAACAAAATTATGAATTAGCATATTCACTCGCAGATAATACAGGTGTAATCAATATTAATTCCGTACTACAGAAATATATAGATATGGCAATCTCAACAAATATTTACTACAACTATAGTCATTATGAAAATCATGTATTACCTGATGCCAAGGTAATGAAAGAGATTATGTATGCGTATAGCATGGGCCTTATAAGTTTGTATTATAATAATACTGATGATGGCGACAAAGAGCAAAGTATAAATAAGGAGCCAGATTGTTCTAGTGGAGCTTGTAAACTTTAATATACAATAAATCAATGAAATCAGTCCTCAACATAAAGAATATCGATCACACAAAGCAGCCTCTTTTCTTTGGTGAAGATCTAAACTTACAGCGTTATGATAGGTTCAAATACCCAGTATTTTTTGAACTATTCAAGAAACAAGAAGAGTTTTTCTGGTGGCCGCACGAAATTTCTTTACAAAAAGATAGAAGTGATTATAAGGAACTAAAAGGTCAAGAGCGGTTTGTATTTGATCATAATCTAAAATTTCAGACTCTAGGTGACAGTATGCTCTCAAGATCTATTCATTCCTTGAAAGATCATGTCTCTAATCCAGAGCTAGAAATTTGTATGAATACCTGGCAACGTTTTGAAGGTATACATAGTTACAGCTACTCTTATTTGCTCAATAATGTTCATCCCGATGCATCTGCTTTCTTCGATAGTATAATAGATGATAAAGAGATAGTTTCTAGAGCAGAACTTATTCGTGCCAATTTCGATAAAATTTTAGGTGATGACTCAAAGAAAGATTTGAAGCAAAAAGTCTTTGATTGTATTTTAGCTGTAAATGTAATGGAGGGGTTAGTATTTTATGTTAGTTTTGCCTGTTCTTATTATTTTGGTTATCGCGGCAAAATGGAGGGTAACGCCAAGATTATTAAATTTATTCAAAGAGATGAATCACAGCATTTTGCTATAACTCAAAACCTTATTAAAATATTAAGAGATGAAGACAAGGAGGGGTTTACCTCAACAATAAAAAAGAGTGAAGATAAGATTTATGCCTATTATGAACAGGCAGCTAAAAATGAAATAGAATGGGCACAATATCTATTTAGCAAAGGATCTCTATTAGGATTAAATGCTGATGTTTTGAGCGGTTACGCCAAATGGCTCTGTGATAATAGACTTAGATCTTTGGGTTATAAGAAGTTGTTTAATGAAAAGGAAAATCCTATTGCCGGTTGGCTGGATAGTTACCTAGATAGCAGCAAAGTACAGGTTGCCCCGCAGGAAGCTGAAATCGGTGCTTATAAAATTGCTGCCCGCGATACAACAATTGCCGAAGACGTTTTTGCGGACATAGAACTGTAATTGATATTAAAAATTAATAAATAATATACTAATGATTCCGTTGCTCAACTCAAAGAGATTGGCTGAGAACCACTTATATCCTACTATATTCGGATTCTCCACCAGAAATAAAGTTGCCAGTCAAATGCTTAACTATGTTTATGGTGTTGTAATGGTGGTAGCTATGGCATTTGCGTTCCATGCATTAAGCATAATTCTTTCGGATTGGAATAAGATATTTGTTTTTCTCGCTAGTTTATCTGTAGTTGGATTACCTTATTGTATTAAAATAGTTTTGTTTGGTAATGAGAGATTTGAAGCTAAGCATGCATATCTGTGTCTAGCTATCAGTGTTTTACCAGCTATCTTTGATTTTATAGGCTTTTATAGCGAAACTAGAATAAAGCAAACTCTCACTCAAACTAAATTTGAAATAGTCGAAAAAATAAGTTATTTCAATACAGAAGCAAGGGAAAAATTGGAAGGCGAAAAGATAGAATTAGCTAAAAAAAGAGATAAAGAGTTAGCGGACATAGATACAGATTTAAGCAGACAGCAATCATTTCTGGAGGGCGGACTAGCAGAAGTCAAGCAAATATACATAGATGAAACCGAAGGAGTAAAAAGCCACAGTACTACTGGCAAACCTGGTTCCGGGCCAAGAGCAAAAGAATATCAAGCAGAAATACGAAAAACTCAAGCTAAAAACGATTTAGAACTTAGAAAATATACAAGAGAGAAAGAAATAGAGAAAGAACGAATTATTAAGCAGTATGATAATTTAATTGAACAATGTAATGTAGGTTTAAAGGAAATCGATACACTAGTATCAAGTGATACTAAAGCTAAGGGATTATTATATCAAGTTAATAATGTACAGAATTTTAATGACCTGTCTAAGATCATAATATCAGTTAACAATAGTATATCTAATATTAGTTCTAAAATGGGTTTAGAGCCAAAATTTGTTTCCTATACTACAGACGATGTTATTCAGCTTTCATTTGGGGCATTAATGCGCGGTGAAATTACAGCATTAATTTGCTTTTTACTTGCATTTTTATTAGAAATGGTAGATATTATTATAGTTTTCATGATAAGAGGTACAAAAAAGGTTGTTGAAACGCCCGTAGAAGAAGTAAAATCCAAATTATTCTTTAAATCATACGAAAAGGTTCCTGTAGATGATAAAAAGGATAAGCTTATTCAGGAATTATCTTCTATTGAAACCTCGGCTGGCAAAGAGCCAAAAATTATAACACCTGAAGATTATAATTATTTGGATCATCCCCATAGCTAATAAAAAAAATTGACCCAAAATCCCTAAGTAATAATGAAGGAGTATTCAAATAGGGGTGGGAGGTGGGCTCGAAATAGTTCGAGACTATTTGAATAAATATTTTATGGGAACTGAGAATTATTCGCTCTCATCAACAGCGGTGTATAAGCATTTCTTAAAAGTACGAGAAGAAGTCTTGAAGCATAAATGGTTTGAAAGTGAAAAAGCGGGTCGTGATGTAGGGTTTGAGTATGCTTTAATTGATTGGATAGTCCATCACAAAACTAAATGGGATACTGAAGTCAAGGTCCTTTCTTAGAATTATTCTGAGGACTCGCATCAACTCTATCAGTATTATTATTACCTGCTGCAGCTGTACGTAGATCCGTGTTACTCGCAACCAGTGTTAGAGGAATATTACGAAAATGGTGCGAGTGATCATAATTTTGTATACTATTTCTTGATGGTGACCCTGACCCTGGTGTTGGAATAACATTAGGTACTCTACTATAAACACGGGTCCAGTTTCTGCTATTTTCAGTTACCCAATCACTAGAAAAACCTGATACATACCCAATAACATACCCCGAACTACCACCAGGTGAAGCAGGCGCAGCATCAGAATTAGCTTCACCGTATAGTCTTGTATATTCAGTCTCCTGAATCTCTACAGGCGCTGTCATATGATTAATAAACATTTCACCTTCAATATGAGCACCTCCCCCTACAATGAGATTTCTACTAATTCCAAGACTACTATCTACTAGAACCTGTCCCATTTGTCTTTGTTTGAATACCATTATATCTGATGTTAGAGTTAGCCTTTTTCCTCCATCTAAATTAATTTCATTACTACTTGCAAGATTAACTTGCTCCCCGGACATATTAATGATAGTACCTCCTACCTGTATTGGCCCGAAGCTCTTCATACTAATTCCTCCTGCTCCAACCTGTAGGGTGTATCTGTTACATACATTTAATGTATAGTTACCACCAGGTAGATCATCTACATGTACATATTCTATTAATGGACTTGATGTTTGTTTTTCAAATACACCCTCTGGTCCTACGTAAACCCCTGAATTGTATATTTTTCCTTCGTTATCTACTCTAATACTACCAAAATCATTCATAACTAAACCGATAGTCTCTATTTTATGTTTAGTTACATCTACAATCTCATGACCTCCCAAACCTAAGTCAGCTTCCGCTTTGCTCAAATCAACAACTTTCGATTGAATTAAGGACGCTAATTGTAATTTCGCAGGATCTGGAGCCCACTTACCACCCATACTGCTGGGGCTTAATCCGGTACCTCCACAAACCGGGCATTTTCCTACTGACGGCAACGCCATACTTTGTGCGGTACCAGGCGGTTGAACACCCTTAGCATCCACTTGAGTATACTGTGTCACTTCATTAGTTGTAAATATGACACTAGATATACCAACACTACCAAATGGATTATTTTGTAATGTGTCGTATGCTCGGTTTTGACTACATACGGGACAAGGTCCGTAATTGCCCGATTTTGATTGTTCAATACTATTGAATAGCTGCTTGTCTTTTACTCTTTGCGTTTCAAATCTTTGCTTTATATCAGCTATATCTTGCATCATATCTTTCCATCTCTGTATAGCACTAGAATCCAGGCTACCTATTTTTCTGTATACATCACCTCTTATAGTATTATCATTATCCCCATCTACATAATAGCTGTCTGCTCCTCTTATAGTCTCAAATTTATCACCAAGAACAAGATGCTGTTCGTTTGCTGTAGCAAGATATATACATGTTGGATTCGTTAAACTTATAAAACTTCCGCTATAATGAGTTAAGTTGATCGCCTCCTTATTATCAGTATTAACAAATTCTAATGTCCCGCCCTTTTGATTAATAAGATATTTGTTTCTGTAAATCTCTACATTATGATCAGTATTAGAGGTATTAGGTGTCCTGTTTTCATACGAATCAGGATAGTCAGTAAATTCGTAAACACTTTGCCATTCTTTTGTACCATGACTTGCTGCGAAATAAACCGGATACATCGGATTACCATCTATAAAGAATACCCAAAGGTGTGAGCCTACTGGAGGAACGCTAAAAGAGCCCTTCGGTTTATTTGAATATGAGGTAGGACGATAATTATTACCATACAAATTAGCTTTGTTGGTACCAGATGCCCCAGGGCTTACAAATGCATCTTTTAATGAGAATTTATATTTTTCTAAAATATTTGCAGGTTTCTCTCCTGTACCATCAGCGTTTTGACTAAACTCAGTTTCTTTGAAATCTTTTATAGGTACAGATGATTGGTAATCATTGCTATCACTAATAGTAGCAGTTCTATTGAAACTATTATATCTACCAGAAGAAGTTTCTCCGGCAAGAGGTGATGCACACTCAGCCCATGG